CTACTGGCCCTACTGGACCTTGAGCGCCTTTTAACGATTCTCTCTGTTGACTTGTCAGCTCCTCGAATCGCATAACACCGTCCGCACCTTTTGGACCCGTTTCGCCACGTTCACCCTTGTCGCCTTTTGGTCCTGTTAGATATTGCAAGGCTGAGAAACGGTCATGACCGTTTCCGACCTTGACCTTACCTGTATCTCTTTCAACACCTAACTCGCCATCAAGCAAAACAAGGGGGCTGTTTGCCCAGTCGCTCGCTGACATACGCTTATGTTGTACTCTAATTGGAATTGTTTCCGTCATGTTCTACCTCCGTCAAAAATAAATGTTGGATTTTCGTTCCAACTTGCGTCATAACTAGCATTCTGGCCATCCGCAATCGTCTTATAGGCTAGATCTAAATCAACCCGATTTGTCCGATTATCAATCATAACTGACTGTGTCACGTTTTGGTACCAGTCGCCTGTAAACGTCAAGCGATAAGCACCGTTGTAGACTGCTAATACTTGTTCCTCTTTCTGAGTCAAGTCTTTATCAATCTCTGGCATAACCGTATTAGTAGTAGGTGAGAAATGAACATGTCCACCATAGAACGGCGTTTTGTTCACAATTACAGTCACATCCGTCTTTCCATAAGTCGTACATGTTGCTGACCAGCTAATGACGTACTGCTTACCTAATTCAAAGCCTTCACCGTTATGTCCAACTTCGACATAATCAGTACCTAAAGCAATCTTCTTAGCAGTGCTACCACTGAGGCGATTTTTATTATACTTAGCGGTTCCATCACCACCAATTAAACCAGCGTTGATTCTTGCGGTCTCGCTGACTTGTTCTAATTTCTTACTCAATTCAGCGATTGAGTCTGCACCACTCATCAACTCTTCACGGATACGCTTCACGAATTCAGGGCGCTCTTTGTCTATTTCTTCATGGATTATAGCGCCAAACTCTTCAGCTTTGGCTTTAATAGCATTCACTTCATCCGTAAATTGATTTCTCAATTCTTCATTTTTTCGGTCAAAAGCAAGGTCAGCATTCTTAATTTCTCTTGCCAACTGTCGTTCAAACTTACTTTGAAATTGCTGAGTTTCACCCTTGACGGCATCACTAACTACACTACCAATCGCATTCGCAAGACCTGACTTAAACTGGCCAAAACCAATTGTCTTCAATTTCTTGCCCATTGGTGAGTAAGTGTACTTAGTAATCTTCTTGCGCACATCAAGATTGTAGACATCGTGAAATAGACTCACAATGTCATATATCTGGACAGGCACGTCACTCTGGCCGACAACTTCAAGCTCAAGGCTATCTTCCATCATGTCACAGAGCGATGTTCGATAATACTGCTCACCATACTTACGAAGGCTTGCTTCATCCTTCACATCCTGATCATTAACCTCAATCACATCTTCGTAGATTTGACTGTACTTGTTAACGAGCGGACTATCCACAACTACAGAAAACTTGCGGTCAGGCGCCTTTTCTCCCTCACCTTTGACTGTCGTGGTGAAAGTAATTCGAGTCTTTAAAGACTTGGTAGAGGTTTTGTGCTGATAGCTAGACAGGTTCTTTTTGTACATAAAAAGCGATTCGTTTTCCGAACCGCCATTTTTTAGTAATCGTACTTGATACCCATGTCTGACTAAATCACCGCCCCATTGACCAATAATAGAATGCTTATCTTTCGCAAATGCCTCCATGGCATTCTTAGATTCAACATTGAAGGTGTGTCTATCTTCAATATCAGAGAAAAATGAGAATGGATTGTCACGAGTAATGCTCCCAGCAAATTGACTTAAAGCAGTCGAACCAGTCACTCTATCCAAAGAGATAGAATTGACCACATAGTTATTCAAGAGAGTAAATACTTGGTTAGCATAGACCTGGATATAGCCATGCTTCTTCTCAACCTCGAAAATGACAAAATCCTGCTCGCCGTGTAGATCATCAGCAGTCAAGAAAGTTTCTTCTCTCAACCGTTGCCATAAAATGTTGTTAGTAGGGAATTTGAATATTAATTGATAGGTGCTATTTGATTCTTGTGTGATGTTATCATCGTACGCGGCATTAAGAGGAATATTCCCTTCTGTTAAGTAAATCATACTCGATACCTCCAATTAGGACGAATAGTCACCTTGCGTACATTACCAGTAAATGTCACACCATTACTACCAACAGGTATTTCAAAAAATCCTCCACGTTTTCTAAGAGTGTTCTGCACTGTCCCACTGGCATTAAAGATATTTTGTTTTCCTTGCCTGCAATCGATTGTAGTTTTTGTATTTACAGTCAGATACATGGTCTTATTGCCAATTGTAAGTGATACATCCCCATCACCCTCAATCTCGATGATAGGCTCTGAATAGACCGTACCGATATTATCAATCGTTCCAGCGCTTGTTAATACGACTGGTGCGATATTCTTCGGATATCTGAACGGTTGCATGTCTAACTTGATTTCTAAATTCCAAGCATCATTTCCAAAAGGTTTATAACTAGCATTCACAAAGTTAGCATAAAACAATGAGCCAAGCTGATAGCTAAATTCCAAAACATTATCATTCGATTGAAACTTATCAAGAATACTTTCAATATCAACCATTTTTTTAACGTAGAGAGTGAAGGGCCTTTCGTAACTGTCGAAAGAACCGTCTAACACACGGTAACTACCATTAACTCCATAAAGAGTTGCCTTCTCTCCTTTTGGCGTAGCCGCCTCCACCTTCCCAAAGTCAGTCACAACACAATTAGGAAGGGTTGATGTGTTAAAACCATTGATGATCATATAATCCATTAGATTCCCTCCCTTGCATAAATTGCACCATGTTGTTCATAGGTTTTTAGCGAGATAATGTCATTGTCCAGATAAATATCTGACGATTTTTCAAGAATAGCAGTAAGGATTCTCTCCATACTTGCTCTCAGATTCGCTATCTCAGACACGATTTTACTTTCACGGGCCTCAAATTGGGTTGACGGCATAGCCAATTGTGTCTCAAGGGTTTTAGTAAGGGATACAGAGGAATTAAAATCCAGGTTGTCTTCTGAAAACACGTCTGAAATTTCATCAACCATTCCTCCGACCGTTTGTTTGACATCCTTAAATTGCTCTTGTAATCCTTGATCTAACCCTTCCATGATAGCGTTACCTGCTGGAATTAATAACTTTCTATCGTACTCGATTGGACCTTTATGGTCTCGAATCCAGTTTGCAATGCTTCCTACGAAGTTTGTTACAGCGCTCCAGGCTGATTTTAACCCACCGAGGAAGCCATCCATGATAGCTTTCCCAGCTCCTACTAAGTCGATGTGCCATAATCCGTCGAAGATTCCAGTAATTCCAGAAACTAAGCTATCAACAGCATTAGACATAGCGTCCCAAGCGGCTTGCGCTCCGGATACTAATCCGTCTATAATTCCTTGTACCCCTGAAACTAGTCCGTTCCATCCTGCAATAGCTGCACCAGAAATAGAGTCCCATAGTCCGCTTAAGAATTCAGCCATGCCGTTAAATGTGGCTTGAACACCTCCAACGATAGCGTCTATAGCTCCAGAGAATATTGAAGTAATTCCGTCCCACATCATTGAGATTCCGTTCGAGATTCCATCCCAAATAGCGCCTAAATCCGTTCCTAATTGACCGAAATTAAGTGTTACTAAATCAATGATAATTAAGATTGCTCCAAGGAATACTGATTTGATAACTTCCCATACTCCAGTGAAGTATGTAACATATCCATCAAATACTTGAGAGATTCCTGAACTCATTCCGTTCCATAGGCCCATGAATGCGTCGATAAATGGTTGAACCACTGCCATAATTGCGCCAGTGATTGCACTCCAAATGGCTGTTGCCACACTTACAATACCTTCCCAAATAGCAGTTGCTGTTTGGGCAATGTTATTCCAAGTATCAATCAAGAAACTTGAAATAGAAGTCCATGCACTAGAGAGGAATTCTGTAAATCCTTGCCAAATAGCCTTCCCTGTCTCTGTCTGAGTAAAGAACCAGGTTAAAGCAGCTACTACAGCAGTAACCCCTACAATTAATGCAGTAAATGGATTAGCGGAAACAATCGCGTTAAATACAACCATTCCAGCTTTAGCAGCCGTTAAAGCAGTTTTGAATCCATCAATTGCACTCTTAACAGTATTTACAACTTTTAAAGCGACAAAGCCTGCTGCTAATCCTGCTAACACTGCTGTTACAGAATCGACTGCTGCAGGAGTTTGATTAATCCAATCTACAAACTGCTTAATCCAGTCAGTTACTGTGCTAATTGCACCAGTAATGCCTTCGAATGCTGTTCCAAGTTCTCCTACATCTCCACTTATTCCAAGAATGCCTTTTAATTTGTCGATAAAGCCTCCAAACAAGTCACCGATACCACCTACTGCACTCTTAATATTTTGGAATGCTGTAGATAGGTTATTGATAATCGCTTGTGTGGTAGATTCACCGAAGATAGCTGTTAATCCTTCTTTGATTGCGAATCCTAACACTTCCGGAATGGCTTTAACCGCATTTTTAAGCATTGGTATAAAGTTACCAAATACAAACGTTTTAACGGTTTCTTTTAACGCTTCAAGTGACGGTGTTAAGTCCTCTCCAAGCGCCATATTCCCAAGCACGTTTTGTGCTGCAGCCTTCATGGATGCAAATGAACCAGTGAATGTAGTAGATGCTTCTTTTGCGGTTGTTCCGGTAATGTCTAAGTTTTCTTGAATCGCGTGGATTGCTTGATAGACATCAGATAAGTTATTGATATCATATTTAACTCCAGTGAGTTTCTGAGCGTCAGTAAGAAGACGTTGCATTTCTTCTTTAGTACCACCATACAGATACATATTCGCTACAATTCGCTAGATTGTAACCGTCTTTTAAAGACTGCTCTATGTCACCATAGAGATTAGACTATCTCTTATGCATTTAATGCATCCTAGCGCTTCGACTCGCTTGAGCCTACTCTACTCCATTTAAAAAGAAATCTTTTTATGTTTCGATAGTCGTTACACTTTCAAGATTAAATCTTGCTTAGCACGATATTGTCTAAGCAGCTATGCTTAGAGTTTCATCGGTTTCACTAGGTTTACCCTCGGCTATGGCTTTTCTACCGAGCTTTAAATTGTCCAACATGGTGTAGTTCTGCTTAGCAAATCCTTGATATGCGAATTGAATGCTTTCCATCGATGTCCCCATCTTATTAGCATTGTCAGACATATCAATCATTGCCATATTTGCTATCTCTGCAGCCTTCCCAGTATCTCCACCGAGCGACTGCAATAGACTTGCGCTAAATCCTGTTACGGATTCCATATACGCATTAGCAGATAACCCTGATGTTCTGTACGCTTCTTTAGCGTATCCCTTAACGATATCGGCACTGCCTTTGAATAGCGTCTCAATCCCACCAAGAGACTGTTGAAGTGCTGCACCCTCGTTTAATGAAGAAGATAAGGTGTCCTTAATAACTTTCCCAATCCCGATTGCAGCAATCATCTTAGTAACTGTTCCAGCAAAGCTCTTCATAAAACCTTGACCAGCTTTGTCTCCGGCTCCGACTACTTCTGTTCCCATAGCCTTCTCAATCATTCCTTTGATTCCGTCAGCCGATGGGATTATCTGAACATAAGCAGTACCTAATTCTGTTGCCATTAAGTTTCCTCCTTCCCTAATAATCTATTTCTTTCTCTTAAGAACTCCTCGCCCGAACTAAATGTCTGAGTATCTGACTCTGATTTGCGCTCATCTATACCTAGTAGTTTCTCTAGAATCGATTGAGGCACATTAGTACCTTTTGAGCCGTCTTTTGTCTTCTGCCATGCCAGTATGCTTAATCTATCCACGGCACAAGCTAGTAACGACTCTTCTAACGTGATTCTATTTCCAGACATGATCATCTTAATTCTTGAGTTTTGTCTTAAACCTAAAGAAAAAACGGCCACCTTCAAAACCGGTAGCCGTCGATATTCGTAGATATGATAAGTTTCTGCTAAATCGCAAATTAAAGCATCTTCATCAGTCACAATCATTCTTGCAAGGGCCATTATTTTTTTAAGGCTTTAGCCTGTGTGAAAATCTCAGTAATTTCATCATTCATTTTCTGAATGGATACACATCCATTTTCATCTCGTACATGATCTTTTAATGCAGCCGCTGCAGCAGGGCCTAGAACTTTTCGAACGACTTTAGAAATTAGAAGAGGATTCTCTTCTAATTCTACAAGTAGTTCTAATAGCTCATAGTCATCGTTAATTGTGCTTTCATTGATTTGGAATTTAAATCCGGAAGATGTTTTCCCTTTAATCATAATTAACCTACTTTCTTAATGTATTCGTAATGAGTGGCTCCGTCTCCATCAGGGAATGCTGATAAAGTAGTTTCATAACCGATGTTTTCTCCACCAGCATACTTAACGTCACCTACTTCTGACACTTTAGCAAGCGGAAGTACCATACGTTTAATAACTCCTGATTTTAGTACCATATCCACTACAAATGATTTTTCTTCGTAATCTTCAGCTTTAGCTTTAACAGTGATTCCTGCTTCTAAAGTTCCAGTTACGTTCTTTTCACCGTAAATTAATTTCAATACGTGTAAGTTTAATGCTTCAATTAAAGTGAACTTGAATTTGTCCTCTTTTTCTTTCAACGTTGTGTTTACGATTGCACCGCCCCATTCCTTAACGTTGTCAGACGATGCACTGTTAGCATTTTCTAAACCGTCTTCAGATACGAAACCTAAGTTTACGAATGCAGCATTTAAAGCTGTTTCTGCATCAGTAGGTAATTCTGTACCTGTTGGCGCCATATAAATAGCTCCACCAATCTTAGGTTTAGCTGCGGTTACGTTACTTGCGTTGTTTTTTTCTGCCATATTTTTCCCTCATTTCTAATAATGTCTGATATCAAACACTGCTTGATATCTGTATTTTTTTGATTCTATATCTGTATAGTTGTAATCGCTGTTTAAACTAACATCAGATACGTCGTTTAATTCGACTAACTGTTCAACTACTTCTTTCACATTTTCGTTCAACAAAGAAGCCTCATACATCGACTTTCCATAAGATTGGAAAGCAAATGTAGAGGCTAATAATTTATTTCGCTTAGAGCTACCTGTTTTTTGAATTAATACAAATTTATCTGGCATCTTAGGTGCAAGCTCGAATACAACTGGGCATTCCAACTTAGCTGTCATGAATTTTCTAATTTCAATTTCTATCAACCTCTCACCGCCTTCAATAGTGTATTGTTTTTCTTATTATCCTTTTTAGCTTTAAATGTAGCAGCTTTAACTCGTCCTGTGGCACGTTTCTGACCGATTTGAGTATCTGCTTCATATCCAGTTCCTGCTCGACTAGCAATCTCGTTGGCTCGTTCACTAATCATCTTCCGAACAGACTCAGATTTTAAAAATTCACCAACACCTTTTGTGTTTAACTTGAATTTAAATGAGTTACTCATATCTTTCTACCGTCACTTTCTTGTGCCAGGCAGTTGGTACCATAGATTCAATTCCTTCTACAACTGGTCCGAATGTTCGAAATGTTTCCCCAAAGAATTTAACTTCCCTATCTTTCCAATTATGAGTATCTCCTTTAGGAATTCCGAGTGTATACACTGCTTTCTTTCCATACAGTTGAACCTGGTTAATGATGTCAGTAGCTTCAGTAGGAGAAACTAAAACATTCTCTACCTGAATTTCTACATCATCGTATGTTGCAGCACCCATTTCATCTTCACCAGTTTTAACACGATCTACTAATGTAACAGTAATTCCTTTAATCATAAAATTCTATCACTCCAATCCGTTGCTTAGTGAAGCCTAATCGTTTCAATTCTGCATTTTTGATGAAGATACCACCACCAGGAACGAGATACGAGCCACTCACTGAGTAACCTAGAGCGCTTTGGCTGAATTGAGTCATCGGCTCTTGTTCTGTAGAAGTCATTAATGTACGAGCTACAATATCAACTACTACAGACTTAACCACGTTCTCATAACTAGAACGCTCTACAACCATGTTATCTAAATCTTTTCCATAGCGACGAGCTTCTTCCCTCAGCATGTCAGATACAGTGGCAAGAAGCGCCTTCGCTCTATCAAGTTCAGACGGTTGCAGTCGTTTCCAGAGTCGCTGTAAATCGTCTAAAGTCGCAAATGAGTCCATTATTCATCATCCTTTGCTTCTTTCTTCGGTTTAGCTTTAGTTTTCTTTTCTTCGACGAGTTCCCAATCTCCAGAAAGTTCACTTTCTACTGAAATTTCTACTCCATTGTTTACATTTCGATAAGTTGGCATAAATTACCTCCTACGCTTCTTTAACTCGAGCGAATGCTGTTGCATCTAAAATTCCCCAGCCAATAAAAGCTTCTGCACGTAAGCAGATTTCGTTATAAGCTTTTAAGTCACGACCAGTTCCGTCTGGGTCACCATATTTGATGATTTCTAAAGGCATGTTTTCAGCGTATCCCCATTTGAAGCGATTTTCAAAATCACCTACAATTACATGATCTTTTTCTAAAGTACCGCCTTGTTTTGCCAAGTTTTTGTTAATTTGCAATGTATGGTCAGCGAATTCTGTTGGTTTTCCGCCAAAACTAAATTGAGGGTATCTTGAAATATCGTTTTTGTCTTTAAGTTTAGACATTGCTCGAGCTGAAACTGGTGACATAGCAATACCTGTCACATCATTATCAGTCGCAATAACCGTCTGAATGGCATCTTCAATATTTTCATCAATTTTCGCTTCTGCATAAGTTACGACATTAGTTGTCACTAAACCATCAAATGAGTTAGTAGTTTTAAAAGTTGCATCCGTTAATGTTTTTGGCTCTACTCCATGCAAAGCTGCAATGTCGAATGCTTGAGCGATTTTTTTAGAAAAACCATCGGTAAACAATGACATATATTCAATTTGTTTTTCTTCAGAAGCACGTAAGAATTCGTCTGAAATACGTGCTTGGTAAACGAATTTTAAAGGTTTGATGATTACAGATTCAATTTTAGCTTCTCCTGCTTCTTTCTTTTTACCTTCTCCAACAATTTGAGCAGCTCCTTCTAAATTGAAGATAAATTGTTCTGTTCCGTTAAATGGGATTGGTGTTTGTTTTGATAACTGAGCTAATACTGATGTTCCTTGTACTTTTGAAATTAATTCTTTAACCAATTCTGGTTTAAATAATGTTCCTGCTTGTAATGTTGTCATATATTTTTCCTCTTTTCTATTGATTTAATTGTTGTAACATTTGTCGCATTGCTGTCGTTCTGTCATCGCCTACGACTGGCTCAACATCTTTCAGTGGAGCGACTGGTTTTGGTTTGATAAATGTAGCTAAACGTTCTGCATCGGCTTGCAAGCTCTCTTCGTCGCTACCTTGTAATCTGTCTACCAATTCATACGGAAGACCGTTGCGCAATGCAATCTGTGTACGAAGCTGTGTTCCTTTGAACTTCTCAACAACTTGGTTAACTTCTGCTAATTCAGACTCTTTAGCGCTAATAAATTCGTCTTTCTCAGCTAGTAGTTTGCTGTTGCTGTCGATTGTTGCTAGTAACTCAGCATTCGTTGTTTCCAATTCCTTCACACGAGATTCTAACTTTTCTAATCCGGCATACTTCTCTTTCTGACGAGCGAGTCGTTCACCAATGATTCGGTCTAGTTCTTCTTGTGTTTCAATTGTTTTAAATTCAGGCATATTACTGCCTCCTTTCTCCGCGTTTAACCTGCGCGTACAGTAATTTTTTTATTAAAAAAAGCCACTACATAAGCAGTGACTTTTAGTTTAATAACTGATTTTTTGTTTTTTCTTCGGCTTAGCTGTTGCACAAAGCCAATGCGCTAACAAGGCGCTGTCCATAAGACTGATATCTACATCATCAAAGTGTGAACGATATCCAAATCCACCGTTTGAACCAATGTTACGTTTGTCGCAATTGGTTACTACCTTGGAAAGTGACGGTTGACCTGAGTGACAAATGGTCTTTTGATACACACCTTTCTCAAACATAGCGTTTGCTACGATAATTTCTTTAACGGTTGGAAGTACTACATTCCTGATTCTGAACTCTTTCAATTCATCATCGAGAACTTTCTGCCCACTAGCACCATCTATAGCAATTTGATATGGTTTAGCTTTTCGTAAGAAGTCAACTATCCATCCGTTACCATTTCGAACAGATTGACAATCAACAGTCTCAACGAAGATATCATCGAAATCTGTCCTTATAGCAATGCTCAACGCTACATTAGTGCCATCTTGCCCATATTTGATTCCAACAAACATAGGACCTTTAAATTGAGGCACTTCGTCAAGTCTAAGAGCTTCCCACTCAGCTTCTGAAATTGCTGATTTTTGGTTATATGTAGGCCAAAAGCCAAGACGTTGGATATTATGGTCCAACTTATCGTCACCGAGTTCGGCTTCAATCTTCCGCTCGTCTAAGTGGTATCCCATTGAAGGATTGGAATTGTACCAAGCCTCAATGTCTGATATCTCTTTTTCAGTTGACACAGACCATTCTGCCCATCCGGAATACTTACCACGTCCAAATAGACACGTTTCACGGAATTTACTGAATACCGTTCCGCTTGAAACTGGAGTTGGAGGAGTTCCACACATAACAGTAATTGGATTATCACTGTCAGTAACCGTATATTTCAACGCTGACTCCTGCTCTGTCGTATATTCTTGAGCTTCGTCTATGATCATGATGTCAAATCCTTCACCCAATCCACCGTTCGAAGTACGCGTCCTGAACTGCAGCACTCCTTCTGTATTAGTTAGAGCGATTCGTTCTTGTCCTTTAGCGCGAATAGATGTGAAATCTTCTCCGTCCACATATCCCATCTTCTCTAAATACCGCTTAACCTTCTCAAAAGAAGAGTGTGAGGTACTAATTCGATGAGCTGTGTGTAATATATTCAAACCTTGGTGTAACCCCCAAAGTTCTAGCATATAAAGAAGTTCGGATTTTCCGTTCCGTCGTGGAATGGAATATCCGAACTTCTGATGGACCCATAGTCCTTTTTTATCAACAGCCATCATTGCCTCTAGCAATTTCTTTTGCCAGATATAGCTGCTTAATCCTGTTTTCTCATAAATTTCTATAGCTTCCTTGCTGAGAGACCTTTTCTTAACGTAAGGCAGGATGACTGATTGTGTAGGAAGCTGATTCCCGTATTTCTTTCTAGCCATTCCAACATCCTCTCTTGATTAAATAGTAGCTTAGTAGTATAATAAGGTAAAAGGAAAGTTGGTTTGGCACCAAAAGGATTTTTATCCGGCGCCTAAGCTAACTTTCCTTTTTTAATACATCTACAACTGAATTCCCTCTTTTTATAACAGATATATTTATACCTCTTATGCCCCTTCTATAAATCATATCCAGTTGTTTTAAAACTTCCTCGTCTGATAACAACGAATTTGTTATATCAAATATAATATTTTCCGATTGTTTTTTAGCTTTTCTACAATTCTGATCTATTGTACCTTTACTATTCCCAGTTATTTCCTTCAAATCAAATTTCTTATCATTAATAAGATAATCAGGCGTATTAACTCGCTCTGGATAATTCACTCTTGGCACCATCTGTACATGAACTCCAAAAGTATGTGCCATCCACTTTCCTACTTCTTTTTCTTTCTCAGAATAATCAAGAACAACGTGCTTGCCATCAACCTCTAACTTTTTCCCGTCTGCATTCCAGAACAATAAATCATTAAATTTAGCTTCTTTGTAATTTTTCAGCCATTCTTTTCTTACACTTATATAATGTTTGGTTGTTCTGATTGCTTTTGCATTTTGTTCTTTTGGTTCTACATTACTCCATTTTTTACTCCACACATTTTGTTTTTTTCCGTTCCCTGGATGATAATCTACTGTACAAGTGCATCTAGCATGCCGTCTGAACACATCCTTGCTAACATCTGGATAAATGTAAATACCGGCTAGTTTGCTACACCAAGCACAGCAGTTTCCATCAGTAGTACGAACAATCTTTGGTTTCAAGCCAGATTTAAAATGGAAATCTGCATTAACTTTAATATGATTATCCACAATGTTTTGATTAAAATTAACAATAGGCTCTTTAAGAATCCATGATACATCGTCGAACTTCTCTTCGTACGACAATCGGTTTACTAATCCATCAATTCTTCCTTGATTGATTGGAGCTTGTATGGATTTCAATCCAATTCCCGCCTCTTTGTTTAATATTTCTTGGACCTGCTTAGCGTATGTACTTACCATCTTGTGATTAGTACCCAGTGTTTCATTTAAAATACGACTAGCAATATTAAAATGCATCTTTCCATCAGGAAGGATTGAACCACTAATGTTATTTTGAAGTGCCTCAGAAAGAATCTCCCCTAATTTAGTTGCAAAGTCATGAGCGTCTAAAAAATTAGCTTTGCCACTTCTCACTAGAAGTAGTAATCTCTCTAATTCCGCACTCTTTTCAGCCTGTTCAAAGAAATCTGCTTTAATTTTTTCGAGAAGTTCCGGAACGATATCATCCATTCACATCAGCTCCTTTAATTCCTGTTAAATCACGAATTGTTTCTGCTGTGATATAGCCTGGGAGAACTTGGTTTAGCTTAATCGCTCCATCTCCAAGCATTGTTAATGTAGATGCATCCGCTTCGAATAGTGGTTCCCATTTGACTACAGTTTTTGAGAATTCCTTACGCATAAATCTGAAATCATCACGTAAGCACACAGCCACATAAGCAACGTTTAAGAATCCTGAACCTAAAGAACGCTGTGCAGCTTTCCCTGCAAGTCTCAAATTCTCATGGCTTGCTTTAATAGCCTCAACGCTAGATGGATTGTCAGAAACGAATCCTAAGTCATCAAGAGTTAATCCTGTTTCACCAGCAAAGCCTGCCGCTGCCATTTTAAGTTGTTCCACGAAAGGTGTCATGCTTGCGGTAGTGAATTGCCCAACAGACGGTTTATCTCCGTCATCATCCTTTGTAAACATAATGAAGCTTGAAATAGTTGCTTTTAGGCTTTCTACCGACTCTGCATCTTGGCTAACACCTAATGCGTACTTCTGGGGGAACGAATAGAACTCTGCAGTAATCTCCGAACGCTCAATAGTTCTCTGTGCTGTTTTCTGATAGTCAATCCCTGAACGCGTAATTCTTGAGCGCCCGAATGGTCTGTCCGCGTCTGGTCTATGGATAATAGGCACTAGCAACGGAATGCCGGTTGGATTTTCAATCGAGTAAGGTTCTTTCCCTTTTGGATAGAAAATTGTTTCATCCGGTGTGAAATACGCTTCTAATAACGGTCTGTCGTAATCATCTCGCTTAAGGACTGCATAACCTTCTGTTAACAGATTAGTAATTGGATCTATAATCCCAGTTGCGTTACTTGCCTCAATCACTTGTAATCTAGGCATGCCCTCTTCATCCTTTGAAATGTAGATAAAACAACATGAACCAATCAATGCAGATAAAATTGCTGAGTCAAAAAAGATATCCGGATTGTTGTACTGAAAAATTTCATTAGCGTTAAAGCTATCATTTGCAAATTCTCTAAAAATCAATCTGTCGGCCAAGCTATCTACAGCTTTAGTTGTCCATCCAAGAACTGTCTTGTACTTATCTCGGATTTTAGCCGGAATAGTGACTCCATCCGTGTTGTCTCTTTGCTTCATTGAGTAATAGTTATATCTTAGTTGTACTCTACTGCGATATCCGTCCAATTTTCGTCGGAGATACGCTTTACCTTTCAATTCCATTTTTCATTTCTCCTTTTTTGAAATTTCGCGCGAGAAAATTTGTACAATACTGCCAGGAAGCTCGGCCAAGGCAAAGGGTAGGTTCCCCTCCCCCCTATCACTCAGGCCTATCACTCAGGTTTGTAATTTGCCCAATCTCTAGTTTGTGGCAAATTTCGGTTACCGAGGACTTGTTTCACTTCACGCGCTTGATTAAATAACTTATCTGATTTCTGCCTGTTGCATGTCCAGTGAGAGAGTTGCAGGTTCTCAATGTCGCTTGGATGTCCACCTTTGTTTATAGGAACAATGTGGTCAATCACTGGTGACAGTGGATGTGGATACTTAAGCTTGAAGTCTACAGGCTTTCCACAAATTCCACAGACGTTTTGAGTTTTGAATATCCTCTTCTTATTCTTCTCGAACTCTACTCGGTGTGGTCCAATTCTATCTGGTCTTGCCATTTCATTTCATCCTTTAATTAAATTTTATGCACCAGGGTCGTTTTAACCCTCCGGGGTTTAATTGTATGGGGGTGTTTTTATTATCACACCGCCGTTTCTAAAGGGGTGGGGGTACTAAATATTCAAGGGTACGGGGGTATTCTTGAATTTATCATATCTTATATTGTGTTAAATTCGAGCAACGCTCGAACTCATTGATTTAATAATGTTTCTTTAACTTTCTTATTTTGAATTTACAAAATCTCAATATGTTAAATTGAACATCGTTATAAGTAGAAATCGTCCATTGATTTATCCTGTTGATCTTGTTGAATTCCGATGTATCGAAGTGTAATGTCTGGGCTTGCGTGGTTAAATAGCACCATCAACATGGCCACATCTTTATTATTCTTATAGTGGTGGTAGCCAAATGTTTTCCGCATTGTGTGCGTTCCAACGTTCTCAATGCCGATGTCTTCCGCTGCAGCTTTCAGAATGTAGTAAGCTGCTTCTCTTGTAATCGGTTTGTTCTTTCCTTTGCGACTCTTGAATAGATAATCTTGAGGATTCATGCTGCCAATGTACTCTTGTACTTCTCTTTTGAAAGAGCGATTCATTTTGCGTTTTAATATCTTGCCTGTCTTCATCTCTCTAATATTTACGTACTGGCCTTGCACATCCTTCACTTTAAGTTTAATGATGTCGCTTATTCTTAATCCTAGGTTAATTCCGAACATGAACAGCATATAGTTTCGCTCGTTCCATTCCTTCAGATAATCCTTCATAGCTTGCACATCGTCTGGATCTCGAATAGGTTCCACATAATTCATGCTGCTTGTCCTTTCTAAAAACTAAAGAGCGCACCTTGCAGCACGCTCTTTTGACAGTTTTGTTGGTTTATTAGGGGAATTGCCGCGAGTGGACTCGAACCACTCTGATTAATTCCTATGCGGCACTTGTTAGCAGTCGTCCATGCTGCTAACTTGGATACACCTTTTTCAGGACTGGCTTTGATGTAGCTGTTTCCGCAGCTTCATCTTTGTTTCCCTACTTTTTCTATATTAACATTATAGCTTAATTATATAGTATTAAACTTTCAAATTACTTTCAAAGTTCTCCCAAGAAGTCGAACAAGTCTTTGACACTCTTTCCTTTTTCATACTTTAAGAAGGAGCCTCCATCATAGTAATGCGCAAATTCTATCTTTGCTTTATCGAGCAGCCTATAGAATTCAGTCGATGAATAATCCAAATCTATGTATATAGCAATGTCACTCACATTACTCTTAACATATTTTTCAATTAGAACCTGCCGATAATACGGATCACGTATCTTATTAATGGCTTGCTCTATCTTATCCATGTAACTTCTTGCTGTCTCTTGTCTGACGATGTGTTCTTCAATCGGATTGCGAACTGTTCCTGTGTAGCTTCTAGGCTCGAATGAGAATGTTGCTGTAATCTTGCTCACATAATTATCTCCAGCAATCTTCTTGAGAGTCTTGTAATGTTCTAATACTTCCGTTATTCCTTCAATCGTGGCCTTAGTGTCTAGCTTCATCTAACTCCTCCCTAGAATGGCAAGTCATCCTCGCTGAATTCGATTGGTTCAGCTTCATTGCTGCTGAATACAGGCTGATTGTTTCTTGACTCAACTGTCTTCTTAGTTTCTAATAATGAGAAGCCTTCTGCTACTACTTCTGTGATATAGACTGCCTTTCCGTCCTTCTCGTAGCTACGCGTTTGAATTCTTCCCTCAATTCCTACAAGTGAGCCTTTGTCTGTGAATCTAACGAAGTTTTCTGCAGCCGTGCGCCACATTAGGCAATTAATAAAGTCTGCTTCATATTCTCCGCTCTTGTTCTTGAAGTTGCGCTGCGTTGCAACGCTGAATTGAGTGTATTTAGTTCCAGTTGATGTAAATTTAAGATCTGGCTTTCTAGTGAGTCTGCCAACAACTACTACATGATTAATCATTATCTTTACCCTCCAATAGATATTTCTCGTGTGCTTTTAAATCGCCTTTAAGAATGCGAGTCACTCTGTTAAATTCTTTAATGGCTTGTGATTTCATTGGTTTAATGCCTTCTCTTCTAGCTTCGTCTGTTTCTGGAATGTAATATCCTGTTCTTCCATTACGTTCACCAACGATTACAATTCCATAACGATTGACTAATGTGTCGATAATCTTCTTCACTCGTCTTTCTGATAGTTTAGTGATGTTTGAGATGTCCACTCTGTTAATTCGTCTAGTGTCGCTGTTTGGAATCAATCTCAGCACCATTCTTTCCTCTGCGCCCATTCGTTCCATTAGAAGCTCTCCTTCAATTCTTCTAATCTGTCTAAATTATATCCAGACCAGGCATTTTCGAAGTATTCATCCAATGCCACGACAGGAAGCTGCTGGAAGCCGTTTAATTTAATTTCTTCTAGCTTTTCTGGATGTTCAGATACATCCACTGACTCAAATTGAATTTTATTTTGATCTAGCCACATCTTTGTCATCTCGCACTGGATGCAATTTGCTTTAGAATAAACTGTTAACATCGAAGTCCTCCTTGTTGACCGATAATCCTAATACATTTTTCGTACTAAAGATTGCTCTTTTCTTTTGACCGTCTGACATACTTGTATAATTAAAAGTAATAACATAATAGAATTTGTTATCTTTCTTCAAGTCAGTCACGTTTTCAAATCTTAATGTTTGTCCATGTTTTAAAAATATAGTAAGGTGCATTGTTATTTCTCCTTTTCTTTTTCTAATTGATACAACTTTGCCACATCCCTAGCAGTTGATTTTGCAAAGGATTCTAGTAATATCGTTTGAGTTCCTATCGACAAATTCTTATTCTTGCATTTTTTAATTACTTTCAATTCATCAAATTTATTTACTGATATAACCCCTATCGTATGATTCTCTAATTTTCTTAAAAACCACGTTTCATTACATATATCGTTATATAATTCTATTGGCATCACAAAATAGTTTTTGTGTCCGTAAAATGATAACCTAGCATTCGATTTTATATCTGCCAAACTTGATTTGATTTCATAACAAGTGATTTTTCCATCCGATGTAATTGTCATATAGTCCACAAATTCTTTTTTGTCGGTAACGAATTGTCTTGTTTTTACTCCACCTATCTTTACTTCCTTACAACCATAAGTTCCTAATTTGTTAGTATGTTGAAAGAGTAGATATTCAATATGGTTTGTGGTTGATGATTTCACTTACCTATCCCTCACAATCCACAAACAACTCTTTAATTTCATCTCCAAACAATTCAATAG